CAGAGTACCTGGGATTGACCTGCAACCTGCGGTAACAGAGCGAGTCATCACCTCCAAATTTTCCCCGTTCGGCCGGTTTGAGGTCATATTTCGCAGCAATTCTCGCCATATTGCCCAGAGTGTTGGCGAGAAAGGTGAAAATCTCGCCAGAGAAAGTCATGATACCGAGATGCATTCTAGCAGTTTTCTTGTCCAATTTGTCATCAATGTAAGCCTCTATGATGTCACGAGGCACGCCGAAGTGCTCTAGAACCTTGCTAAACAATGTAACGTAGGCCCCACTCATGCTCTTCTCTTGCTGTTCCAAATCGCTCTCCCAATATTCTGGTGGAGCGGGAGCATGCCTTGACGTCCAATCCATCATGTCTTGATAACTTTGACCAGCATGAATGTACACAGATTCGGGCTTGTGCTTTAGTAAACACCCTAGTAGGTATACCCCAGTTGGACCAAACTTATGCACATATTGCTCAGAGTGGATGACAATCGTTTGTAAAGCTTTGGCGGACTTGACTTCATTGCTTTTAAGCTTGAGCTGACTCTTTGCATAAATGCGTACAAGATCATTAGGTTCATGTCTGGAGACATTGTTGCTCTTTGTTGAAGCACTTAGAGCAGCGCGTCTTGCTTCAAACTTTCCATGAGCGTCCTCCCACATGTTTAGATCCAGAGGGAAGGCATTATTCCACTTCATGTACCTTTTAAGATGACTCCAGAGGTGCATGCCGAATGCTTCTTCAGATCTGTACTCCAAAACATTGACATGTCTTGGCTCTTTCCTTAAACGCTCCTTGAGCATGAGGGCAAAGCTAGCATTGTCACTAGGCTTCTGGAGAGCGCCTAAGCTCAACAAGTCTGGCTTGAACCATAATGGATTTTCGTCTATCGGCATGTTGAGATAAGAACGTCTCAACCGGCGCTCAACTATTGGAGCTTTCGTGGTCTTAATGGTTCTTTTCACCTCTTTGTCGAGCACTTCCTGCCAGTTGTGGAGCCGCATTGGTTGATCAGGAAATTGCTGTGTGTAACCATAGCGATCTGTCCACGCCTCTCTTTGGTAACGCTCGACCAGGCCTGCTCGGAAATACTCTCTCATGTCTTGGCGAAAGGACTT